AATCGACGGAATTGCGGAATCTGGTGTGCCGTTTGGCGATGGAAAGCAATATGTCCTCGAGTTTAAAACCCACAGCAAAAAGTCTTTTGACCACCTAGAAGATAACGGCGTCGAAAAATCAAAGCCGATGCACTATGCCCAAATGCAGGTTTATATGTTGGGCACACGGATAGAACAGGCGCTTTATGTTGCGGTGTGCAAAGACGACGATCGCATCTGGACGGAGATAGTCAAATTTGACAAAGACATCGCCAATTCTTTAGTCGATCGCGGCAAGAGAATCGCCCTGTCAGATCGTATGCCTGAGCCGTTGAGCACCGATCCTAGTTGGTACGTCTGCAAGTTTTGTCCGGCCCATGAGTTTTGCCACAAGACCAAGACCACGAAAGAGATCAATTGCCGCACCTGCGCACATAGCACGGCGCAATCTGACAGCACATTTACTTGCGCACGCCATGAAAACGATGTTATTCCGGTAGATTGGCAGCGGTCAGGATGTCCCGCCCATGTCCTGCACCCGGACCTAGTGCCGTGGCAGATGCAAGAAGGCCCGGAGGAATGGACGGCAATTTATGTAATCGAGGGCAAGCCAGTGGCGAATGGCGAACCCAACGAAACCACGTTTAGCAGCCGTGAGATTTTGGCGAATCCTAAAATCTGCGCTAACGCTGATGAGTTTGTGCAGGAATTTCGCAAGGATGGTGGGAGGGTTACTGGATGAATCGAGATGAATATTTATTAAACCCTGGAGCGCATTGCAAACGTGGATGGGATTTACCGCAATCAAAAATCCCACCTATTGCAATTCAATCAATTAGAGAATCCGCAAAAAAACGCGAAGAAATGCGAAAAGAGATAACTGAAAAATACTCTAACGCTGCTTTAGCAAAAGCATGGGGAGTACATGTCAGAACGATTGAAAAAATCCTTGCTTATGAAACGTGGAGACATGTGCTGTGAAACTCCGCGATTACCAACAACGCGCCATTGACCAACTCTATGACTGGTTCCGCGCTGGTAACGCTGGCAATCCATGCTTGGTGTTGCCTACCGGCTCGGGAAAAAGTCACATTGTTGCTGCCCTATGCAAGGATGCCTTGCAAAGCTGGCCGGAAACTCGGATCTTGATGCTCACGCACGTTAAGGAATTGATTGAGCAAAACGCCGAAAAAATGCGCCAGCACTGGCCCGGTGCGCCTTTGGGCATTTACTCCGCCAGCATCGGGCGCAAGGAACTAGGCGAGCCGATCACCTTTGCCGGCATCCAGTCAGTGCGATCTCGCGCAAGCGAGCTTGGACACGTTGATTTGGTGCTGATTGACGAATGCCACCTCGTTAATCACAAAGAGGAAGGCGGCTATCGGACGCTGCTGACCGAACTACAAACGATCAACCCTGCGTTGCGCGTGGTGGGCCTTACGGCCACTCCCTACCGTCTCGGGCATGGCCTAATCACCGATGCCCCGGCAATCTTTGCCGATCTCATTGAGCCGGTGAGCATCGAGGAACTGGTGTTTCGTGGCTACCTGTCAAAGCTGCGCAGCAAAGTGACAGAGGCACGGCTAGATGTATCTGGCGTAAAGAAACGGGGAGGGGAGTACATAGAAGCCGACCTGCAACGCGCCGTTGATACCGCTGACCAGAATGAAGCAGTAGTACGCGAGGTTATCGCCAGGGCAGGCGACCGCAAGGCTTGGTTGTTTTTTTGCACAGGTGTATCACATGCGCAACACGTGGCAGAAGTACTGCAAGAATATGGTGTTGCCGCTGCGTGCGTGACTGGCGACACGCCCAAGGCGGAAAGAGCCGCAATACTCTCCGCGTTTAAGGCCGGCAAACTAAAAGCGCTCACTAATGCAAATGTACTTACAACCGGATTCGACTATCCTGACATTGATCTTATTGCCATGCTAAGGCCAACCATGTCACCGTCGCTTTACGTGCAGATGGCTGGGCGTGGCATGCGGCCCAAAAGTCACACCGATCATTGCTTAGTACTGGATTTTGCAGGCGTAGTGGAAATGCACGGCCCCATCACAAATGTCCAGCCGCCTAAGAAAGCGGGATCGGGCGAAGGCGAGGCACCAGTCAAGGTGTGCGATACATGCAACGAGCTTTGCCCGATCTCAGCGCGTCAGTGCCCTGCATGTGGCGCAGAGTTCCCAGCGCCAGAGCCTAAACGCTTTGAGCTGCGCACCGATGACATTATGGGAATCGAACCGAGCGAAATGGTCGTTACTGATTGGAAATGGCGCAAGCATGTAAGCAAGGCAAGCGGAAAAGAAATGCTAGCCGTTACGTACTACGGCGCTCTGAGCGACAAGCCGATTACCGAATATCTGCCTATCAACCACGAAGGTTATGCGGGTCAAAAGGCTTTAGGACAGCTTTTGCAAATGAAAGCAAAGAGCGGTGCGCCGGATACAGATGATCATTCGCTTGATGGCATATCGGCATCCATGAATGCCGGGATGCCCCCTGCTAAGATAACCTATAAACAAGACGGCAAATTTTACCGAGTGCTGACACGAGAATGGACAGAATCCCAACAGAGCACGAAGAGCAGCGAGAGTTTGTCAGATGGTTCAAGCAAACTTATCCCGGCGTCAGAATCTTTGCCATTCCCAACGGCGGCGCAAGGTCGCCAAGCGTAGCAGGGCGTCTGAAAGCAGAAGGCGTGTCCAAGGGCGTGCCAGACCTTTATATCCCGGCCTGGCGCGTGTGGGTGGAAATGAAACGGCAGAAAGGCGGTACTATATCGCCAGAACAGAAAGATTGGCACCAGTACCTTGAAAGCTGCGGAGATTGTGTTATTCTTGCTAAAGGATGTGCACATGCACAAGAATTGATTCTCTCGGTAAGGCCTCCCCCCCGCTTGCTGATGACACCCCGGAAAGACGGGGACTAACAAGAAAGATGGCGTGGGGTTTCCCACAATTACAGGGGATAAAATTCGTCGCCCCCTCGCCATCTTCCTTGTTGGTTACAAGCAGCCATATACAGCCTTCGAGGTTTGAAAGCTGCGCCAGCAAGCCTGGACTGCACAGTACGAGGCTTTAAGCTACAGAGGTGCTGACCGCCGGGAACAGTCCGGCTCCAACACGCATGAGGGTTGGTATAGGGCTGCATTGCAAACAGTCCGTGACGACCGCGCTACTAGCCCTCAGCCGTGTTGGTGCTATGGGGCGGGGCGCTGTCATGGCGCGTTAAGAAAGCCCGGTTGTGCCAACAACCCATAGAAACTCATAGAAACTCATAGCACAACCCGCCACGCCTCTCAACGATGCGCACCCAGGCGGGTTTTTTATTGCCTAAACACTTTTTTAACATTTTATTGTAAAAAATACTTGCATCGTGCGCGCAGTGTGCGTATAGTTCAGTACATCAACAATGCAACACAACACAAGGAGCTGCATTATGCAAACACTTGACCCCCGCCCAATTTTTGAACCAGAAGGTTGGTATTTCATTAGCACCACTTTGACTGCGGCAGGCCGCAAAAAAGTTCAAGAGTTTTATGACTTCGTCAATCCTTACGAATACGCAAAAAACAGGCTTGGCAAATCTTATCTGGTTGAAGATTTTATTTTTGACATTGAAATGAATTCTGAAGATCAGCTTTCACATCCTGTTTGCGAAATGGGCGGATATTTTGAAGAACTGATCGAAGGTGTTGATTATGTCCTTGAGTTTCAATGCAAAGAAGCGTTCGAGCTTGCCACGCTTGCCTATAAATTAAACGAAATGCACGAAATTTTTGCTGCCGAACTTGATCGCATCGGCGCTTAATTTAACCGCCCCCTTCGGGGGGCTTACTTACAGGGAGGCGGTATGCAATCCACTAAAACAAAACAACAGTTGGCCCGTCGTGCAGTCAAGCTGTATCCGATGAAAGACTACGCCAGCCGGAAAGATGTGATTCACGTTCGCAAGGGCTGGCTGCGTAGTGTGTTGCGACTTGGAAATAAATGGATTCTTGCGGCAGATCGTGATTCTGCTGTGTTTATTACGTGCGTTTTCTGTGCAATCGTTCTCTGCATGGTGCCCGCATGAACCTGACGAGATACGGCATTTTGGATGAGTTTGGGGACTTGGTGCGATGGACGTACGAAAAGCCTAATGACGGCACAATGTACCTAATAGAGATAACCAAGCCTTTACATGAAATTGATTGGCAAAACTTTGAAGAAGCATTGTTTTAAAACACAAGGGGAAAACAATGAAGATTCATGCCATGAAACAAGAGCCTGTCCGACCCGGATGGTACGTAGTGGAATGGGGCGAATTTTTGTGCAGTCCTGCCTTAGTTTATTACGATGAAAAAGGCTGGCAGCGTCAGCCAGGTGTAGAGAGTTTTTTTGGCACGCACGAGGATGACGTCTGGTGGGATGAGTTTGAGCCGTCTGATTTCAAACGATTTTTGTTAAGGGTGCTCGGATGAACTTGGCGGAATACTTGTTGAATGCTCCAAAAACTTTAGAGCAAAGACGTGTAGAAACATCGGAGCAGTATAGAAAAGAAAAAGACAAAATTTACAAACGCAAGAAAAGACAGGAGAAGAAGAAATGTATCAGTACAGAGCAGTAGTAGAAAACGTGGTTGATGGCGACACGATTGACGTGTCAGTGGATCTTGGTTTCAAGGTTGGCACTCGCCAACGCGTCAGACTGGCGAGGATTGACACGCCCGAGCGTGGGCACCCTGGGTACGCCGCAGCGCGTGACTTTGTGCGCGACGTTGTACTAAACAAAACCGTGATGCTCAAAACTGACAAAGTAAGCAAATGGGGCTACTACTTGGCCGACGTAACGCTTGAAGATGGCCGGAACCTGAGCGATACATTGGTGCAGGCACAGCTTGCAAAGCCTTATGACGGGGGGCACAAAGAATGAACCAAGATTGGAACGAGATTGAAGCCCTGCGCGAATCTTTACGCGAACACATGGCCGAGATTCACCGGCTGCGTGCGGCTGGTCGTCATGCGCTCGAGGCGTTGGAAGAATATCAGCAGAAAGGCGCCCCGTTTATGGCATGCGATGCCGCCGTTGACGCTCTTCGCATCGCGCTTGCCGATGAAGCAATGCAGCGCCTAACGGATGTGCAGCAGGAGATTGAAAATGATTCGTTTGATAAGCAACCCGCTAGTGGCTTTCATTCTCGGGTATCTGACAGCACTGATCGTGGTGTGGAAGCCGTGACAGATGTGCAGCAACAGATGGAGGCCGCGCTGGCAGACCAAGCCACCTACGGCATGAGCATCACGCTGGGCAGCAAGCGCATTGATCCGGCGCCGATCTATAAGCAAGCGGAGTCAGCAACCTGTCAAGAATCCCGACAGGTTGAGCCGCTGATGGATGAGCAGATTACAGAGTTATTCCATGGCAATAGCGACAAATGGTGGAGGGTAGATCATTCGGAGTTTTGTTCTATCGCTCGCGCCATTGAGCGAGTGCATGGCATATTCGCGAATGGCGAAAACTCCATAAAGCAGCCGAATACAGAGCAGGAGCCAGTGGCTGGCGAATACGCTATATGCCTTGAAGATGGGGAGCGAGTGCTGATCTCCGCAGTTTTCCCGGTTGGACACGGCGGGAACAAGTCCCGCACCGTTCGCGTTGTGTGGCCGGACGGCATTGAAGGTGATTTTTCGTTGTTCAGTTTTTCAAAGCTGTTTTCGCCAGCCGAAATCAAGGAGAAGAACGCATGACACAAGATGAAATTATTAGGATGGCGCGGGAAGCGGGGGACGATTGGGATCACACATTGCCCGAAGATAGAGAGTTTCTTGAACGCTTCGCCGCCCTTGTCGCTGCCGCCAACAAGCCAGAAACCGCAATCGCTGAGGCATATCGGTGCGGGTATGAGGTTGGGGCAATCTCGGCACGCGATGCTTGCATAGCTTTATGCGAAGAACACTGGCGTAACGGCGGTAATGCGATTGAGTGCGCCGACGCCATTCGAGCAAGGAGACAGAAATGACCACTCTCTACGAAAAAATAGGTCGGCGGTACGTACCAGTTTTCGAGCGCTGGCACACCGCATGCGATGAAGACCAGATGAAACTTGGAACCTTCCGGCTTACTTACTGCTACATGAAAGGCGGTCGGCGGTATGAGTACGATATCACCCCAGATACGGCATCATTCAAAGCGGCAGCGATGATCGCCAAGGATGCCATGGTCGCAGCAATGAGAGAGGCGTCTAGAGTTAAACCAAGCGGCACGCATCCATTTACGAAACGGCAGCTCAAAATACTGGAAAGATTTAGGGCAGAAATGGAAGCAGCCGGCGGGTTTTTGCCGAATGTTTGGGCGCATGCCGATCCATACGAAATTGCAGAAGCCGGAATCAAAGCTGTTGAGGATTACAAACCGTAAGTTTTTTTAACTAAAGGAGATGGTTATGGGCGTTGCTTTAGTTGTTGGCTTTCTTACGGCAATTGGCTGGTGGGGTGGAAACAAAGTCACGGCGGCTATTGATGGCGCCATGGCACAACCTTCTGCACAAATTCAAAAGGCAGATCAAAAATGAATTACGTTCCTGTTCATACTTCAATCGCTCCTAACTATAACTATCTGAGCGCAGAGAATGCGTTTCTTCGGTATAACATCGAATACAAAGATTCTGTTTTATGCGAGCAACAACAAACAATTTCAAAGCTGAAAGCTGATGTCGATCAGCTTTCGCAAGCAAACATGATGTTTAAAAAAGATCGCGACAAGTTTGAAGCGGACTCAAGACGTTGGCAGGTAATGAAGCAAATTATCAAAAACCAAGGTAACGAACAGCAGCTTTATGAAGTTCAGAAAATTGTCGACAAGGAGATAGAAAGTGAACGAGCAGGAAAGAAAAGCATGGAATGAGGCGATTGATTCGGTGCTTGAACTGCTCCGAATTCATCCACCTCACAGGATAGGTGAAGCCGCTTTTATGCGTCGATTGCTAAATTTAAAGGAAAAATCTAATGCAGCCCGTAGCAATAAAGAAAGTAAGTTTCTCAGAACCAATTGAACACGTATTTGAAATTTCAAGACAGCCTAATGTGGAGCGCCATGACCAAAAAGAATGGAAAAACTCTGATAATCAATTGACGCCACAAGTGCCAAAAAATGTTAGAGCAGCGCTTGATAGTAGATCAGTTGTGGTCAAGATGCCTACAATCAGGCCGCAACAAGATCAGCAACAAGAAGTGAAATCTTCTGTACTCAAAAAAGCACTAACGATCGGTGGATTGATCGTCGCAATTCCTGGAACTATTGGGTGTTTTTCTTTGATGGCGGTAATCGGCCCGCCTGCTCTAGCTGTTGGTTTTGGGTGCGCTGTTATAGGCGCATTGATTACAGCAGCCGGAGGAAAAGTTAGGTAATTTCTTCCTGGGGGATATTCCCCCAGGTTGTTTTATTCTTGTTTAAAAATCGGAGTAGTAGTTACCCACCGCAATACAAAGTTTGCAAGCCCTACTACTGAAAGCACGGTAGCGGCATGCGCCCCCAAAAATGGGGTAACTAACGTGCCATTACTGATAATCCAATCAACCACGGGAATCGCCGCTAAAGCACCGTTGAAAATCGCTGTTTTATAGCCTTTCATGCTGGCACCTTTCCTGATTGCAGATCGGCAAGCGTGAGCCCGCCTGTGTATTGAAAATAGGCAAACTCTCGAAGCTTGCCCGTCCATCGCCCTGCCCATTCAAGCCCGACTGATTCCCCGAGCTCGCCTACCTTGCGCCAAAGTTCCCCATCCGGCCCAGATGTTCCCCACACAGGTTTGCCGTTGCGAACTGGCACCACGTCAAACGCGCACCGCCAGTTATGCCATGACTGCCCAGGGCGGGCATTGGTAACAATCAAACCGGGCTTGGTTCTTCCCTGAGCAAACAAGGCAGCTTGGCTTTCATTATCACGATAGGTACTGGTCACCAACAAGTCAATCCCGGCATCTTTTGCAATCTTGAGAAACTTTTCTGCCTTTTCCTTACATACCGGGTGAAGGTCTGAAAGGTTTCGACTGTTTATCATTTTGCTTTTGGCACTACATTCGTGGCATGGTGGATTGTTTCAATTCTCGTGATTCTGCGATCCATATCTGTGAGCTTCAACATGAGTTCTTTTTCCATGTCTCGCAGCCCTCGGCTTACATTTTCCAAAGATGTATAGATCTTATTGCCTATCCATCCCAACACCGCAACCAACAACCCAAAAAACACCGCCACTAATGAGGTGGCAATAGTAATTATGAAATTTTCGTTCATTTTCTAATGCTCACAATTTTTGGCGGTCTTTCAGAGATTGTTTCCACGGTTGAAACTCTTTTGTCTATTTCATGCAATTTGTTTATTAGCCCGGTTTCTATGTCTCGAAGGCTTTGATTCATAAATTCTAGCTTTTCGTATAGTCGATTAGACAGCCAGCCGAACACGGCCACCAGCAGCCCGAACATGGTTGCCACCAACATCAGAAGCAGTTCTGTGAGGATGGCTTTGTCCACTATTGGGTTCCTTGTGCTTGTTGAGCTTGTAAAAGCGAGTTCAAATAGTTTATCTGTTGAGGTGTAATTTTCCCCGCAATTCCACCTGTAAGAGCATTTACACCGCCTGCTGCTTTTCCGGCCCCATAAAACACTTCTCCCATTAAACGAGGAGAGGTAAAAGGAAGTGCCGCCAGCGCCGCTGTATTGCCAAACAATGCCGCACCAGCGCCTAATCCGACGCCAAGCCGCCCAAGTCCTGTCGGAGTGATTTCGCTCAAAGCTTGTCCAGCAACAGAAGGCCGCAAACTAACTTTTCCAGCTTCTTCAAGATTAGAAATTAACTGTTGCCGATATTTGTCAGCAGGTTTGGACTTTGCAAGGGACTGAAGCTTTTGCAAAGCCGCAGTTTTTGATGCTTTGTCTCCTGCTGACAACCCTTTTTCAATGTCACGAATCAAACTAATGCTTTCCTCGTAACCTTTCATTGCGCTAGCATATTCAGGAATTTGTTCTGTAATGGCATCTTTTACTGCATTTCGAGTTCCACTGATTACTCGTTGAGCTTGTGTTTGTTTGGGGCTTTCTGGATAAATAGCATCAATACGACGTTTCAATGCATCAAATCCGAGCGCATTGTGAGTTGCTGGATCAGCACGCCATTCGTCCAAAACCGCACGAACTTCTGCAATTTTGCTGGCTTCTTCTTTGCCCACAAGAGACTTTCCGGCATGCTGAGTGCTTGCTTCAAGTTTTGAAAAAGCTTGATCTACTTTTCCAAAATCCAATGGCGTGACATCTGCAGCCCATCCTGTTTTTGCAGTGGCATACGCAGCAGACATGTCGTTTTGCATGTTTGTAAGCCCGCGCCTTACATCATCAAGAAGCTGTTCTGGCGATGCTTGGCCGCGCATATATTGCGCAAACTCTGGCGCACCTTTTTTACCAGCCGCAAAAGCTTCGGAAAAAGGCTCTTTACCGACTCCAGTAGCAATGCCAGCGGCCATCTGAGCGCCTTTACCGGCAAGAGGCATAAGAGCATTAACGGCGCTGCTCACTGGCTGCAAAGGATTCGTGTATCGCGCCGCAGCCTCAAGCACGTTTGCCGTGGGCGTAGCAATAGCCGCAATCTGTTGCGGCATTGTAGTCAGCGCGGTTTGTCCTTGGAACGCTGGAACAGCTTTAGCCACTTTAAATCCGGTTTCAGCCGCGGCAGGCACTGCGCGAACCGCGCCAGCGCCCATGGAAAGCAATGCAGAAAGATCGCCAGCAACGCCGACGGGATCTTCGTACGCGGCTTTTTTGATGCCTTCAACGCTGCCATATCGTTGGGCATAAAACCCGCC